CTTTTGGATAGAATTTTTCAGTTGGAACGTCCCGTTTATAATCGAACTTGCTGGAATTTTCAATCTTACCATATTAGATATCAGAGATGATTCTAATCAACGCAAATACTTCGTGCTTAAAAAGTTGACCAATCTGGAAAAATAAAGTAAAATATAACTATGAAGGTAAAAAAAACAGAAAAAACAACTATAAAGAAGAAGTCTAAAAAAAGTTCAAAGAAGAGCGAAGAACCAATTGTAAAGGTGTTGAACCTGAACGTGAATCCAGAGAATCCGAGGAACGGATTCTTTGAGCTGGACTGGAATGATGAGTTTGTGAACATGTTACGACAGTCAGGATATCAGGGTGAATCTGAGGAAGAGATTGTGGATAGGTGGTTCCAAACGCTTTGTAGGACCATAGGCAACGAGCAGGGCATCGACGTCACCGGATCTGGGTATGTGCAGATCAACAGGAGAAACGATGGTAAGACAGAAGTTTCCTGATCCCGAATTATACATTTTTAATAGTGCCGGGTGTCACGGTCATTTCCTCATGTACCTTATTGACAGGTTCAGTAATAAGACACCTACTATAGATCAGTTGCCTTTCAACAGCCTAGGAAATTCACACAACGACATCCAATATTCAGGATTAGTACAGTTTGTCAATCCCAACGAGCAGAAAAAAGAATACACGAACAAGAATATCATTAAGATTATATTCACAGATGATGTATTGTATTATGAAAGGGTCGCCATGAGTAGGGCCGGAGATGCAAACAGGGATCTACACAATCTGAACGAGGACATATCATTCCTAAACACCTACGCCCCGACCTTTTATGATAAGGTATACAAATTGTACAACATCAAAGATAATCGTGTCCCCAAGTGGTTATTACGTGACGTTTATAAAACAGGATTCCTCGACTGGGAATCTCATGGCGCTGTGGTGCAGAACAAAAACGACATACAATGGATCAATCAGTACCTTTCAGGAAAAAATAATATTGATTTCGTTCATGTGAGTGATTTTTTTGATATAACCTCCCTGGAGAAATGTCTACGAAAATTAGATAAAAAATTTAATCTTGATCTAGATCTATCTGGTTTGGAGAGTGTGCATCGGTCGTTTGTTGAAAAAAACAAAATGTTACAGTCAAATCATTATACACAATTGACATTAGATGCTGTATACCAAGAAAAGAACATTGATCTTCCAAGTCTAGACATACTGCAACAGGCCTATGTATATTCCGAATTAGAAAAAAAATATGATTTTATTACCATGCCTTTGACTAATAGTTTTTTCAGCACTAGTGGGGAAATTATAGAATATGTCTCATTATATCCAGAACATTACAAGGCAATGAATCCAAATTTACCTAAATTCAATGGAATAGATAACCCTTTCTTTTTACATAGACAGAAAAACAATTAGATGCTATAATAAGGAATGGCACATATATTAGTAGATACAGCAAACACATTCTTTAGAGCACGACACGTGATCAGGGGTGACACTTCTGAAAAGGTGGGCATGGCCATACACATCATGATGAATTCCATCAAAAAAGCATGGCAAGATTTTGGTGGCACACATGTTGTATTTTGTTTAGAAGGCAGATCATTTAGGAAAGACATATACGCACCTTACAAGAGAAATAGGAAAGAACTGGCAGACGCAATGACTGAGACAGAGAAAGAAGAGAACGAGGTTTTCTGGGAGTGTTATGATGATTTCTGTGATTTCATAAAAACAAAGACAAATGCCACTGTGCTAAGAAACCCGAGAACCGAGGCAGACGATCTCATAGCCCGTTGGATAGACAAACATCCTGATCAACAACATGTAATCATCAGCACAGACAAAGACCTTAATCAACTCATTGCACCAAACGTGAAACAGTACAATGGTGTTTCTGAGGTTACACTTACAAACGAAGGTTGGTTTGACGCAAAAGGCAATCCTGTGATCGATAAGAAATTAAAAGCACCAAAACCTGCACCAGACACTGAATGGATGATATTTGAAAAGGCCATGAGGGGTGATCCCAGCGACAACATATTTTCAGCATACCCAGGAGTGCGTACAAAAGGAACCAAGAACAAGATAGGTTTACAAGAGGCATTTGCAGATCGTAATGAAAAAGGCTACACTTGGAACAACCTGATGTTAAGCAAGTGGGTTGACCACAATGGTAACGAACACAGAGTGCTAGACGACTATGAGAGGAACAGAGCACTTGTTGACCTACACGCACAACCAGAAGCAATAGTGGAAGAACTCGATCAAACCATATCACAAGCAAAATCCGAGAACAAAAACGTTGGACAAGTTGGAATCAGATTCATGAGGTTCTGTGCAAAGTACGATTTAAATAGGATTAGTGAGCAGGCACAACTGTATGTTGAGCCATTTAACGCGAGGTTAGAGTCATGACAGTTAGAGCCAAAACCCTAGTAAAAGACAAGTTCTGGATAGTCGAGCAAAACGGCGAGAAATTGGGTACCCTTTCGAAACAAGACGATAACGGTTGGATATTCCTAAGCAAAAAGGATCAGAGACAAGTGTTCCACACACAGGAGAGCCTGTTCACAAAATTTGGTTTTGGCATATTTGATGAATCAAATATTAAAAAAAGTGAGGACGAGATACAGACAGATAATTTCGATGTACACGGTTTCCCATGTACCCAAACTCCTTACAATCCGGTATTTGATGTACAGAAACAGTTACCCGTTTACACTAAAACACCAAAGAGCAAAAGCCAATTCTGTGCAGGATACTACATCATATGCTTTGAAAAAGGATGGAGAAAAGCATATTGTCCAAAAATGATTACACTTTCAAGATACAATTACAAAGGACCTTTCAAAACAAAAATAGAAATGCAACAGGTATTAAACAATGCAGTCAAAGAATTCCAAGATACAAACAAGACCTATTGAGGATTTAATAGGCAGAATAAGAACCTTACGACAAAAGGGCGAAAGACAGATAGTGATCCCTGCCAAGGAGGCAGATCAATTGGCCGATAGTCTCTCACAGGTGATGACCCGTATGGTAACTATACAAGAAGAGATCATAGAGACCTTAAAGACCGCCAGGGAGGCACAGACCATCAACATAGAGATGGACGGCGGCGAGTTCAATAAGAAATAGTTCCCCAAATATCTGGTAAATATAGTTGCAGAGGTGTACAACTATGAGCAGACCAAAACCCACAGTGTTATTACAACACAGCAACAAGACCACGTTCAAACTGGACGAAGTCCTAGCGGCCGAGGGCATATGGGCGGTCTTCTACGATGGTAAACCCATCAACCTGAAATCGTCAAGTTTGGTGGCCAACTACCCAGGTCCCAAGTACAAGAAGGTCTCATTCTCCAATCCGGGACACGCAGAAAACCTGGCTAAAAAATTGAATGTCCAGCACGCCACAGACAAGTTCGGTGTGTATCTACTTAGAACAGGCGAAAAATTTAAGCGATAATCCTACCCGTTAAATATAACGATGGACCGTAAAACAGCCTATACCCGAACCTTTATGGAACTGCTAGAACTAGTAATTCATGATGAGAGTGTTAAGACCAATTACTACACATGGTGGCAGAATGTACGCGAAAGTTACCAAGCAAGATCACTCAGACTCACCAAACAGGGTCTGGAGATGTTGGAGCGATTGGACCTCAAGACCTACGATATCAAATTTCCTGCCAAAGTAATATTCACTCCACAGACATATCTTTGGTTGGATGAATTTGTTGACTGTCCGTATTATGTAGATAAGAAAAAAATCATAGTTACCACAGAAAAAATGGCATTACAACTGATGTTATTCGCTGGAGATATAACAAAATACGGCCTAGCCAGAGCAATGAGCAAAGTGGACGAGCAAAAAAGCCAGTAAAACTGCGACTTCTGTGCGGTTGACCGTACACACATTCCTGCTATAATGATACTATAAACATTTAAAACAGGAGTGTACTAAATGGTAAGAGCAAACAAAAACAAAGAGGCGGCGGTAGGTTCTCAGAACAGAACAGTATCACCAAACGAGGCGAAATCAGCATTAACACA